ATCACACTCTCGCAGAAATGTCAAGACCCCCGCTGATAAGTTTTGCCAGGGATTGACAATACAAAAATATCAGTTTTCCTCATAAATAACAGGTGGAAGATTGACAATATCTCTCAGACATTCTATACTAGTCAAGTATCACCAACGGGGTCAGTCTCATGTCAGTTCTCTACAGTCAGGCACAGAAGCAACGTTATAGAATCACCCTGGATATTGAAGTTCTTGAAGACTTCGACCCGCATCAGATTTCATGGGAAGATCTATTTGAACTGGAAGGATCTGAGAGGGTTATTGACAGTTATGTAGAGGACCTGAGTACACCTGTCCGCTGGTGATTTATAGGAGTTACTGACAGTTACTCTCTAGACAGTTAGCAACACTTAGCAGTTCTTATATCATGGGGGTTGACATCAGTTTGCCTCTGTGATATGATGAAGGAGAGTGTTACGGTGAACAGCAGTTATGGCGGTTCGTTGTTATTATGCGCGGGGCGCGATGCCGTATATAAAAACGCTTAACTACCCTAACCTACAGAGGTGACAATTCGCGAGTGATATATAGTTCAACTTTCGATTTCGTTATTAGAAAAAAATTTCCCCCAAAAAATTTTTATGGAAAAGGTCTATCACATCTATGCCAAGAAAGAATGTTTATACAATAATCTAAACGAAGAACAATTTAAGAATACATGGAACACCCTCAAAGGGATGGTTGGTTTATTACATACTGACTATGCCTCTGAGGATTTGTCGTATGAAGCGGTCACGCGCCATCGAGGATATGAATCGAAAGAGTGCGGAGAACCAGAAGGATGTGATTCATATTGACTTTATACATACTACACGTTATAATTGATCTGAAGGTTAATTCAAACTATGGCTAAAGGATTCACTGTTAAAGCAAAAGCGCCCACGAAGAAGAAAGAAGAAGAGTGGGATATTCCAGCAATCAAAGAAAGGATGAAGGGCAAGACGATTGTCTTCTGTTTGCCCGGTCGAGGTACTTCATATGTTTTTCTGAAGAACTTTGTACAACTTTGTTTTGATATGGTACAAAGTGGTCTGAGTATTCAGATCAGTCAAGACTATTCGTCTATGGTAAACTTTGCTCGTTGTAAGGTTCTTGGAGCAAACGTACTGCGTGGTCCTAAGCAGATTCCTTGGGATGGTAAGTTGCAGTATGACTACCAACTCTGGATTGACTCGGATATTGTCTTCGACACAAATAAGTTCTGGCAACTTTGTGATCTTGCCTTCCCTGCTGATGGTGAAGAGAAAGAGATCGTTGCGGGATGGTATGCTACAGAGGATGGCACGACTACCTCAGTAGCACATTGGTTGGAAGAAGATGATTTCCGTAACAATGGTGGAGTGATGAATCATGAAACTGTTGAGTCAATCTCGAAACGTCGCAAACCATTCACCGTGGACTACACAGGTTTTGGATGGGTATTGATCAAGAAAGGCGTCTTTGAGAATCTTGAGTATCCTTGGTTTGCTCCTAAGATGCAAGTCTTTGAATCTGGTGCTGTTCAAGATATGTGCGGAGAAGACGTATCATTCTGTCTTGATGCCAAGGAAGAGGGTTATGATATCTGGTGCGACCCTCGGATTCGTGTTGGTCACGAAAAAACTCGTATTATCTGACCGCGTTGCTCGGTACAAATCACAAGGAGATTAATTATGGCAGCTATGAAAGGTGGCGGTTACATTGTAGGCAAACCGAAAAAAACTCGTCAAGGAGAGGGAAAGCACACTAAATTGTCCGCGACCTCTCGTAATGGAGCAAAGAAAAGGTATAGAGGACAAGGTAAATAGATAGTAAGACTTGTAAAGTTTTTCTATGCCTTGTTTGATTGCTAATCTTCCATCTCAGGAAGTATGGGTCCGTAAGGAATATCTTACTGACCATCAAAGTGGACACGGTGAATTCGTAAAGGGCGTCTGGGTATCGGTTAAATCGATCCCTGGGCGTGCTTTTTATTTTGAGACATATTTACCGGAATATGCGGCAATGTATGATAAATTGCCAATTAGTGCTTTTGTATCTGAACCAGTAAAACCAACTCCTGATCTAACGTTACATAATTTGCAGTTTTGGAACTGTATGGACTATGGTGTAACTGTGGTTCAGAAGCAGTTTATCGGTTCTATGCATTATGAAGTGTATACACGCGATTTTGGAACACAAACCGGAACTTATATCTGTACAATTGATAATTATCACCAAGATCCTGACTCAATTGACTACGCGACCAGTGAAAATCCATCAGAACACAAGTCACATAACCTAATTGAGCTTGATAACGGTCAATTCTGTCTCTATCCTAACAACAGGACGCGCATTTTTGACAACTCATTGACTCCAGAAACACCAAAAATCCCAGATTTCAAGGTTTCGACCGTATATTACCAAGTTGAGAACGGTCATGACCGCGATGGACTCGGAAATGATGAGAATTATTTCTGGAAAACAGCAAAAGAACGCAAAAATAACGAAAATTTACCCGAATTTTAAGAAAATGACCGATTTTTTAGACAATCTGGGCAATCATCAGCACCAAAAGATGCTTCGTGAGATCTCAAACGACGATAAAACGCCAAAAAAACGCGATTCTTTGAAAGAAACTGAGATTTTTGAAAATGAAGAGGAATATACAGTGCTGCCTCCACAAACTTTGAATGAATTTTGATTTATACCTTAATAAATAAGATATAATCGCTGTATTTTTGTGCCTCTAGAAAGGGTAAGTCAAGGTTTTAAAGACGTTAGCATGTCATTTCTGAGTAATCCTCTGAATGACGACTTAATTGCGCTTAAAAATGAGCAAGCAATTGCTCGTTCGATTAGAAATATCGTCTTTACCTTTCCTGGAGAAAAGTTTTTTGATGAAACTTTCGGATCAGATGTTTCTAGATCACTTTTTGAGAATATTGATGATCTCTCTGCTGAAACAATGAGAGATCAGATTGAGGAATCAATCAATCGCTTTGAACCAAGGGTTAATCTGAGAACAGTTAAAGTATTACCTGATTTTGACAATAACGCATACGAGGCGGTCGTAATTTATGATATCGTTGGAATTGATGTTCCGGCACAAGAATTAGAATTCGTTTTGCAAGCAACTAGGTAACAATGCCACTAGTCAATTTTTCAAATCTGGACTTTAACCAGATTAAAACCACTCTTAGAGACTATCTACAGTCAAATTCTAGTTTTACCGACTATGATTTTGAAGGGTCTAACCTTTCTACGATTTTAGATGTTCTGGCATACAATACCTACATTACCTCATACAACGCAAACATGGTTGCGAATGAGGCATTCATTGATAGTGCGACTTTAAGAGAAAATGTCGTAGCATTAGCAAGAAATATCGGATATGTACCACGCTCCAGAAAGGCAGCCAGAGCGACTATATCGTTCTTTGTCGATGCTTCCGATATCACACCCCCTCCAGTCTCTATAACCCTTAAGAAAGGTCCTGTAGCGGCATCTGCTGCTGCTTTTGGCAACTCATCCTTTGTATTCTCAATTTTGGATGATGTCACTGTTCCAGTTCTTGACGGAGTAGCAACATTTGACGATCTGTCAATCTATGAAGGTACTTTATTAAGCACAGAATTTACATATAGTGCCAGAAATCCAAATCAGAGATTTATTCTGAATAATATTGGTATTGATACTGATCTTCTATCAGTCACAGTAAAAGCAAACGAACAATCAACACAATCAGTTAAATATTCTCTTCAAGATAGTCTGTTTAGTGTAAAATCAGATTCCAAAGTTTATTATATTCAAGAAATCGAAGATGAGAGATATGAACTCTTCTTTGGAGATGATGTTTTTGGTCAAGCACTTGAAGAAGGTAACTTTATTACCGCAAATTATATTGTAAGTAGTGGAGATAGCGCAAACGGAGTTAATAATTTTGCTTTCTCTGGTAAATTAACATATACAAGAAACTCTGTTGAGTATACGGTCACAGATGGCATCTCTTTTGTGACAACAGGTCTTAATGCGTCTGGTGGAGAAAGTATTGAGACAATTTCTTCGGTAAAAAAATATGCTCCTCGCATTTACTCATCCCAAAACAGAGCATTGACTGCTGATGACTATGAAACTTTAATTCCATCAAAGATTTATCCAGAAACTGAGTCAATTTCTGTATTTGGTGGTGAAGATTTGATTCCTCCACAATATGGAAAAGTTTTTATTAGTATCAAACCAAGATTTGGAGATTTTCTTCCAAACCTTGTAAAACAGAACATTAGAAATCGTCTTAAGAAATATGCGGTTGCCGGAATTGTTCCAGAAATCTTAGATTTGAAATATTTGTATTTGGAAGTTGATTCCAAGATCTATTATAACTCAAATTTAGCACCAAGTTCGGCATATGTCTCTAGCACAGTCCAAGACAATGCAAATAAGTATTCTGAGTCATCAGAACTGAACAAATATGGTGCTAGATTCAAATATAGTAAATTTTTGAAAATTATTGATGATAGTCATGAGTCAGTAACCTCTAATATCACGAATATTCAAATGAGACGTGATTTAAGAGTCGTTACCAATACTTTTGCCGAATATCAAATCGGTTTTGGTAATGAATTCCATATTAAGAGAATGAGTGGATATAATATTAAATCTACAGCATTCAGAATTGCTGGAAATCCAAATAGTGTGTATTTGGGCGATTTGCCTAATACAAATAGAATTGATGGATCATTATTTTTCTTTACAGTTCCTTCAGTCAATTCTAACAGCCCAACAATCATTAGAAGAAACGTTGGAACGATTAATTATAAGAAAGGTGTCATAACAATTAATCCAGTCAACATCTTGGCAGGAAAAATCAAAGATGGTCAACCAATTATTGAGATTTCTGCATCACCACACTCAAATGATGTTGTCGGATTACAGGATCTTTATTTGCAACTAGATATTAGTAATAGTACATTTGATACAGTAGTGGATAGTATATCCTCTGGTCTTGACCCATCAGCGTCTACTTACATCTCATCTTCTAGTTACGCTAATGGGGCACTTGTCCGTGAGACGGGTGATCTTGGTACGGTAAATACAGATGGGTTATCAACTAACGTCACTAACAGGACTATAGCAACAACCACTACTACAACCACTACCAGTACTACCGGAACAACAACCAGCACTACAACCACCACTCCTTCATCTACTGGATCTACTGGAAGCAGTGGCAGTGCCTCTGGTGGAGGTCAATCTGGATCAGGCGGCGGATCTGGTTCATCCGGCGGCGGATCATCTTACTCTTACTAAGAACGTAAAATCATAAAATGGCAGAAAAGAGAATTCAGTTTAACAACGTAGTTCAGAACCAAGTTCCTGCGTATGTAAGGGAAGAGTTTCCTCGTGTTGTAGAGTTTTTAAAGCAATACTATATTGCTCAGGAGTATAAAGGTGGTCCTGTTGATTTAATTCAAAATATTGATCAATATTTAAAATTAAATGAATCTACGAATTTAACAGAATCCGTTATTCTAGGATCTGACATTGAAATCTCTGATTCTACAATTTCTGTTGACCTTACAAAGTCTCCAACAGGGACAACTGGATTTCCAGATTCTTATGGATTGATTAAAATTGATGATGAAATTATTACATATACAGGTAAAACCTCATCATCGTTTACTGGGTGTGTAAGAGGATTTGTTGGAGTTTCCTCTTATAAAGATAAGACAAAACCAGAACAACTTGTATTTGAAGAATCCGAAGCAGATACTCATACTGATGGTGCAACTATAACAAACTTAAGTGTTTTGTTTTTGAAAGAATTCCTTACAAAAACAAAATATCAATTAACCCCTGGATTTAATAACAGAACTTTTACTGAAAATCTTAATCAAAACGTTTTTATTAAGCAGTCAAAAGATTTTTATCTTAGCAAAGGAACAGATAGATCTTTTGAGATTTTATTCAAAGCACTTTACGATGAAGACGTAAGGATAGTAAGACCAAGAGATTTTCTTCTTACACCATCTAATGCCGATTACAGAATCGTTAATGATATCGTTGTTGAACCTGTAGAGGGAGATCCTGCTAATCTTCAAGAAGCTGTCTTGAGACAAGATGCCTATAAGGATCTATTTACGAAAGCATATGCTCCTATCACCGCAGTTGAAAAGGTAAACGTTGGCACAGGGGAGACTTATTATAAACTGAGTATTGACTCTGGATATTCTAGGGACATTGGTGTTGATGGTGCTTTATATGGTCAATTCTTTGCTCATCCAAAAACAAAAGTTATTGGGCAAGTTGCTGCTGGTTCAACAATCATTGATGTTGATTCCACAGTCGGATTTCCTACTGGTGGAGAGTTGTATGTAAATTATACGAACCAAACTGTTGGGGTTGTATCTTTTAAGTCAAAATCCTTAACGCAATTCTACGATTGTTCAAATATCACTCTGACAATTGCCGATAAGTCTAATATTGGCATTAACACTTATGCGTATGGAGCATCCTTCTTAGATCAGGATGAAGAGATTAAAGTTAGAGTGAATCATGTACTGAGTAATCTGTCTATTGATGATACAAGATATCTGGCACAAGATGATGAATTAAAGATTAAAACCTTAGGATCCAATGCGACAGATGCCATCTCGAAGAATTGGTTGTATAACGTTTCTTCTGTATATGAAGTAAAGAGTTTAGAATTAATTGATTCATCTGACCTTACATATTCAGTAACTTTAAAAACTGATCACTATTTTAAAGTTGGTGACACTATTACGGTTATTGAAGGTGGATCTGAAAAAGGATCTACAATTATTTCTATTACTGCTGCTGATACAATTACTATTAGAGGGCAGGGACAATTAGATACAAATGCTTCTTTTACGCTTAGAAGAAATATCCTTAAAGGAAATTCTGATGTATTAAAGTCTGCCAATAATTATTCTGCTAACGTTCAAAACGTATATGTTGGTTCTATTCAGTCTAGAACGAAGCAGGAAAAACTTTTAGTATCATCACCATCTATCCCTTTTTATAATGCTCAACCCATAGAAACAACTGATGGTTCTATCACTTTCTCTGGCACGTTTACTGCGGACGAAACTCAATTACAAATAACCTCAGTTACAGATCATGGTTTTTATAGTGGAGATGCTGTCTATTATCTCCCAGAAAAAACGTCTGAAAAGTTTATCAACGAGTCTGGAGAGGTAGATGAAAGAACTGTTGTAAGTTCCTCTATTCTCACTGAAGGTCTCTATTTTGTAAAGAGAGTTAGTTCTACAACAATTCAACTTGCTAGGAGTAGGACTGATATTTACAACTCCACGTTTGTTTCTCCAAGTGCTGATGCAACAGTAACCAATAATGTTATTAAGAGATATGACTTAAGAGATAGATCTCTTGAATCTCAAAAATTATTGAGAGAAATCAAAACACCCAATATTGATGGAACTGTTCATCCAACTGAACCTGGTTTTACTGGAGTTTTGGTCAATGGTGTTGAGATCTCAAATTATAAGTCAAATGACTTAGTATATTATGGAAAAATTAATGATATTGAAGTTCTTGCTCCGGGTGGTGGATATGATCTCATTACTCCACCTTTGCTGAGTATATCGGATACTGTAGGAACGGGTGCGACTGGTTATGTCGCAGTATCAGGAGAACTTGAGGAAATAAGAGTTGTTGACGCTGGTTTTGATTATGAATCACCTCCAGTTGTAAAAATTACGGGTGGAAATGGAACTGGTGCCGTAGCATCAGTGAACATGAAACAAATAACTCATGAGGTGTCCTTTAATTCTCAAATTGAAGGTGGTGAGGTTTCTATTGGGGCAACTCTATCTACAATTGGAATTGGAACATATCATAAATTCAGAAATGCTGAAAGGGTAATTTATGATCCTGATGGTCAAAGAGCAATTAGTGGTCTGACTACAAATAGTGAGTATTTTGTTTCTGTTGTTGATAACACCACATTCAAACTCCACCCAACTGAAAATGATGCGATTGTTGGCATCAATACAGTTGAGTTTGATGTTCATGGACTTGGAAAACAAAAAATTAAGTCTTATAACAAAAAACTAGTTCTCTCATCCATCACTGTTACTAATGCTGGAGATGGATATCAGAACAAGCAAAGAACTGTTGCTGCCGCAGGAATCAATACAGCATCTAACCAGATTACGATCACAAATCATGATTATCAATCTGGAGAAATTTTAAAATATACCGCTGGCGATACTACCATTGGTGGTTTAGTAAGTGGAACTGAATATTATGCGACTAAAGTAGATGACAACAACTTTAAACTTTCTAGAGTTGGACTTGGTTCCACGAATAAAGATTACTATTATCAAACAAGGCAGTATCTTGAATTCTCTTCTACTGGATCAGGAACACACTCATTTAACTACCAAGACATCAGTGTTTCTGTTGAAGGAAAGATTGGTATCTCTTCTATTGGATCGGAAACTTTTGAAGCACAAATTCAACCAATTTTTAGAGGAAGTGTAACCTCGGTTCATCTTTCAAATCAGGGTGTTGGTTATGGATCATCTGAAATTGTTAATTTCAACAGACCACCAACTGTAAGATTAGTTTCTGGCAAAAATGCCCAGTTGTCACCAATTATTTCAAATGGTGCGATTACAGATGTTATTATCTTGAATGGTGGAACTTTATATAATTCTTCTCCAGATATAAATGTGATTGGTGATGGAATCGGAGCAGTTCTTACACCTATCCTTTCTGATGGCGTATTAACCTCAGTCAAAATAGTTTCTGGTGGAACTGGTTATACTGATGCTGAAACTTCAACAACAATTGATTTCCCAGGAGTAGGAGCAGAACTATCTGCAAATCTCCAAAACTGGAGAACCAATTTATTCCAGAAACATTTTGATGGATATACTAATGATGATGGTTTTATTAGACTTGGCACTAACGATAATTATGGATCGCAATATTCCCACTTATATGCACCAAGAAGTTTAAGAAAAGCATTGAATGGGGTTGATCAAACTGGAAAAATTCTCTATGGAAATGCTGACTTAAAAATTTCCAATAATGTAGAAATTGAGTCATCTGATCACTCCCCAATTATTGGATGGGCGTATGATGGACATCCAATCTATGGACCATATGGATATGTAACCAGATCTGGTGGTGTTGTTGCTCAGATGAAATCTGGGTACAAACTTGACTTAAAAACTAATAGACCACCAACATCAGAATTCCCTGAAGGATTCTTTGTTGAAGATTACACTCATCAAAATCTTTCCGACGAAACTGTTCTTGATGAGAACAATGGTAGATTCTGCGTCACTCCAGAATATCCAAAAGGAACGTATGCATACTTTGCTACTATCAATACTTTAACTGTCGATTCTGCTGGACCATTCTTGAATTTCAAGAGACCAGTATTCCCATATCTTGTTGGAGCAAACTTTAAAGGAGTCCCCAATAAATTTAACTTTGATCCTGCATCAAATCAAGATCTGTTTGATTTAAATTTAACAGACTACTTTAGGAATGTAGCTCCATATAATTTAATTCCAGGGAACAACAAATATGAATATCTTTCTCTTCCCAATGATTTAAAACAAAATGTTAATATTACATCTGTAAGTCCAGGTGTTCTTGAAAGTGTTGGCGTTGTCACTGGGGGTAATAATTATAAAGTTAATGATATTATCGAATTTAATAATATTCAAACCGAAGGAGATGGAGCATACGCAAGAGTCAGTAGAATCGGTGGAAAACCAGTCACTAGTGTAAGTTTTGCCACTAGTGCTATCACTGGTGTAGAATTCTCTCCAATTGGCAACAAAGGAGTATATGTTGCTTTCTCTACTAACCCACATGGATTTGAGAACAGTGAAACTCTGACTATTTCTGGACTATCAACAACATCATCCCTTTTAGAGGGGTCATATAAAGTTGGTATTTCTAGTAATATTTTAACTCTCTCTGGAGTGGGAACCACTTCATCTGGTATTGGAACTGATGGTGTAACTGGAATTGTTACTTATCTCTCAGTGACTGGAGATATCTCTTATCCTGCTATTTCCGAAAATGATATTCTCGGTATTGGAACAGAGAAAGTTAAGGTTCTGAATGTTGAACCAAGACTCTCTAGAATTAGAGTTATTCGTGCTGTTGATGGCACAGTTGCTATTGCCCATACAGTAACAACAAAGATTTATGAGAATCCTAGAAAACTAACAATTAATTCTGGATTCAAAACTGATTATGAATACAGAAGAAATAAGCAAATCTATTTCAACCCAAGTGAAACTGTAGGTCTCGGAACAACTGCTGGAGTTGGCATTGGATCCACGCTATCCTTCTCTAATCCAGGAACTGGAATTAGTGAAAGATTCATTCAAACCAAAGCTCTATATCTTCCAAATCATGAATTAAAGACTGGAGATCAAGTTACGTATTCTCCAGGAAATGGAAGTGGTTTGGTCTACATTGAAAATAGTGTGGCAACTGCCAAAACTCTCTCTGATGGACAGAACTTATTTGTTGCCAGAATCACAGATAGTTTGATTGGTCTGGCAACAGTTCGTGTTGGTTTAGGCACTACCGGAAACTTTGTTGGTGTTGGCACCACGGTAAATTCTTCTAGCACGTTGTTCTTTAGTGGCATTGGAACGGGAGTGTATCATAGTCTCAAAACCAAGCATACTTCCATCACCGGAGAACTCCGAAGAAACAAAGTAACGGTTGCTGTAGCGGAGTCTCATGGCATTGCTGGAGAACACGTTGTCTTCATGAATGTAAACCCATCTCTGACAACATCATTCACGGTTAAGTATAATGACTTCAACAGAAGAGTTCTCATTGATCCCAAGGACTTTACTGCTGCTGGTGTTAATACTACAACCAATGCGATTACCATCGTAGATCATGGTTATGTAACTGGTCAAAAAGTTCTTCACACTGCCACTGCAGTCGCTGAAGGATTGACAAACAATGAGATGTATAACATTGTTCGTATTGATGACAATACATTCAAACTGTCAGAGGATTATTTTAATTCCACACAACTCAAACCAACAATCGTTGGCATTACAAGTGCCTCAGCAGGAACTCTGTCTTTAATCAATCCACAACTTTCTGTATACAGAGACTCTACAGTTGAGTTTGATGTAACAGATTCTTCACTGGCATATGTTAAGCAGGCATCTTCTTATTCTGCCTTTGAACTTAATTTCTATCGCGATAAGTCTTTCACTCAAATTTATGACAAAAATGAATCTAGTTCTACATTTGATGTTGTTAGAACAGGAACAGTTGGTATAACCACTGACGCGAAGGTTACTTTAAAAGTTAATAAGGATACTCCAGACACTCTTTATTATCGTCTTGATCCTGTTTATGAGAGTGATGTTCCTGTAGAAAAACAAGAAATTATTTCTGACAGTGATGTAATTTCAAATAATGAAATCGATGTTCGTTCTAGTGTTTATAGTGGGACATTCCCTCTAGGACTTGGTGGAACAAACACTTTCAGTTATACTGTAGCAGAGACTCCTGAGAAAGCATCTTACATTTCTTCCACATCCAGTCTTTCTTATGAGACAAATTGCACTCATGCTTATGGACCAATCTCTCAGGTTCTCATAGAGAATGGTGGCAAGAATTATTATTCTCTTCCAGGATTCTCAACAGTAACTGCTGGTCTCCCAGGAAGTCAGATTGGAACGACTGGAATTGGATCTGGTGCAATCTTAGAAACATCTAGCTCTTCCATTGGAAAAATCAAAAATATTAAAATTGATGATATTGGATTTAATTTCCAGGTAGATAAGACTATCCGTCCGAGCGTCTATCTACCACAAGTAGTAAAGGTTGATTCTCTTGCCTCTTTTGACTCCGTTGCTATCACATCAACAGGCAAGGGATATGTTAGAGCACCTAAGATTTTAGCATTTGATGGTAAGACCAATGAGCGTATTACTGATGTAGATTTCCAATATAATCTTGGAGATAGTCAACTTACTATCCTCAAGAATACTTTTGGAATGAATAATACTTCTCCAAAACTTATTCCTGTTCAGAACTCAAATGGGGTTGGAATCAGCACGATCGCATATGATTCCAATACCATGGATGCAACAGTTACTTTATCTGTTGGATTCTCCACAATCAACTCCTTCCCATTCTCTGTTAATGATGAAGTATTGGTAGAAGGTGTTAGTGTTGGTGTTGGATCAACTGGAAAAGGATTTAATACAGAGAACTATGATTATAAACTCTTTACTATCAAATCAGTAACGGAGAATCTTGGTGGTATTGGAACAGTTTCCTTCAGTTTAGAAGGTTTCGTAAAGAGTGGAGAATCTGTTGGTGACTTTAACGCTGCTAATTCTACTGGTAGAATTGTAGCATCGAAAAATTTCCCAATTTTTGAACCAAGTCTTAGAAAAATTGGTTTCTCTGTAGGTGAAACTGTAAAATCAGATTCTGCTACTGGAACTGTTCTTGGTTGGGATGAAAAGAATGGATTTATTAGAATCTCTTCTACTGATGATTTTGTTACTGGTGATCTTATCGTTGGACAATCATCCAAGTCACAAGGTGTCGCATCCTCAGTGTCTTACTTTGAATCATCTTTGAATGTTAATACGTTTTCCAAAGTATCTAAAGGATGGCAAACAAACTCAGGATATCTGAATGATAATCTACAGAGAGTACAGGATAGTTTCTACTATCAAAACTTCTCATATTCGCTAAGATCAAAAGTTGATGATGACTCTTGGAGTGATGCGGTTGGATCTCTCAATCATACCTTAGGATTTAGAAAATTCTCTGATTATCAGATGGAATCCAAATTACCAGAGGGTTCCAGAAACGCCATGGTTGTTGGTGTATCAACAGATTTAACTTCAATTGATGCTGTTAATACAATTGAAAGATTTATTGACCTTAATTGTGTTAATGATTTTGATCTCGTCAAAGAAAACTCTAGATCTCAAACAAGTATTGTTTCTGATCAAATAACCTTCGTTAGTAGAATTCTTACTGACTTCTCAGAATCTGTTGGTAACAGAGTTCTGTCCATTGATGATATCAGTAGCACATTCAATAGCAACCCCAGACCAACTGCTTTCAGTATTTCAAATAGTTTTGATATCACAGAAGTCAGAGCACAAAAGTATATCACATATGTAAAGGATAGAAGATTTACTGCTCAACGTCAGTTGATGATTGTTGATCTTCTCCATGATGGTGCGTTTGGTTACATAAACCAATATGGCCGTGTTGAAACAACCTATGACCAAGGGACTTTTGACTTTAATATTTCAGGTACGACTGGACAACTTCAGTTCTTCCCAGAGAAGTCTTCGGTCAATGATTATGATATTACAGTTCTTTCCTATAACCTTGATGACAATCTTCTTGGAGTAGGGACAACTGGAATAGGTCCTGTTCTGATTGACACCAAGAGTGTTGCTCTTAGTGTGGGATCAACATCAAGTCTTGTTTCAATTGCTAAGACTTATAGTTCTGTCAAGTTGATGGTGGAAATTACCCCAGATATTAACAGATCAGAGTTTGCTTATGACAACATCAATATTGTACAAGATGGTACAAATATTTCTGTTCTCCAGTATGGAGACTTAACAACCACTCTTGGTGGGGGTGCTTATGTTGGATATGGAACTTACCACGCATATATTAGTGGTGACTCATTAAAGGTTGACTACATTCCAGGTTCTGATGTTGGTGTGGGAACAACTGGTGTTCTCAACGCAATGGTAATTGGTGTTGGTAATAGTGAAACCACTGGTATTGGAACGTATGATCTGAATCATGCCAGACTTGAGGGTAGAAATACTACTATTTCATCCTCTGGATCTCCTACTGAAAATGTAATTGGAAGTTACAATAGCAGTGAGTATGATGTTGCTCACTTTATTGTTCAAGTAACAGATGTCACTAATAATCAGTATGCTCTATCTGAAGTCCTGGTTGTAGACAACTATCTCTCTGATGACGCTTCAGGTGATACTTTTGATACCGAGTTTGGTGTCATTGAAACCAATGCTGGATTGGGAACAATCGGCACAAGACTTACTGGTGCTGCTGTTGGTGTTGCTGCAACTGTGGAGTTGGTATTCACACCACCCGCAAGCGTTGCTGCTCAAGCAAAAGTCTTCATGGTTGCTTTGAGACACGCAGATGACGATAAGAGTGAAATTGACTTTACCAACGGATCTATTGAAACTCGCTTTACACAGTATCAAGGAACTGATAGAGACGTTCTGAGAGCATTTGAACTGAAGCATAGAACTGATCCAATCTTTGAAAGATACTTCCTCGGAGCTGACTCTAGTATCGTTAGCGTTGCTGACAACACCATTAGAATTCCAAACCACTTTTTTGTTAGTGGAGAGCAACTTACCTACGTTCATGCAGGTGCTGCATCAACACAAGCGATTGGAATTACTTCTACTTCATTCGTTGGTATTGGAACCACTGATAAAGTTCCAGGAACTGTCTTTGCTGTTAAGGTTGATGATGACAAGATCAAACTGGCATCCACCGCAGAGAATGCTCTGAAGGGAACACCAGTGGTTCTGGACTTCACTAGTGTTGGCATTGGAACGTCTCATAGATTTGTATCGACAAATCAAAACGCAAAAGGCATTATCGCTATTGATAATGTTATTCAGTCTCCTATTGTATCAACTTCACTTACAACTCACCTCGCAAGAACTGCGACAACTAGTGATGATATAATTCGTGTTAGCACTGGTATTAACTCAATTTTTGGTGGCGATCTTCTCAAGATAGAAAATGAGATTGTTAAAGTTACTGGTGTTGGTATTGGTTCAACAAATGCGATTTCTGTTAATAGGCAGTGGTTGGGAACAACCCTTGTTGGACACACAACTGATAGTCTTGTCACTAAAGTTGTAGGAAACTATAACATTGTTGATAATATTCTCAACTTCGTTGATCCTCCAGTTGGACAGACTCCACTTGGAACATCAACAAATCCACCTGATGAGAGAGATTGGACAGGAATCGCAACTGGATCTTCTTTCCAAGGAAGAATCTTCTTGAGATCTGGTGTTCAAGATACAACAAATGAGACTTACTATAAGAACAGAGTTCTTGATGATGTCTCTGCGACCTTCAATGGAACTAATAAAACCTTCACTCTCCTGAGTGGTGGTGAAAATGTTACTGGAGTCTCAACAGAAAATGCAGTCATTCTTGTTAATGACGTATTCCAAGGTCCTGGTGCTACTAGCGATTACACTATTGAAGAGGCATCTGGAATCAGTTCCATCACATTCGCGGGAACTGCTACTTCAGTTTCTTATGATGTCAATAGTTCCAACTTACCAGTTGGTGGTGTTATCGTATCTGTTGGTATGACAGAAAGAGGACTTGGATTCCAACCTCTAGTTTCCGCAGGAGGAACTGCTGTCATCTCAGGTCTTGGAACAGTTTCTTCTATCAGCGTTGGAAATACTGGATCTGGATATAGAGCATCTAGCACTTATGAGATTGCTGTTGATACATCAGCTGCTGTTGGTGTTGGATCAACTGTCATCTACCTTGAGAATACCAATAGCGTATTCAGTCTTCTGAGTCTTCTTAATACAGGAACTAACTGTAGTATCGGTGTTGGAACGTTTATTGGAATTGGTAGTGTAATCGCATCTGTTGGATCTACTTTTGTTCGTATCGGAACTGGAGCAACTAGTATCCATGAAATTCCCTCTGGAACACAGGCAGTTGTCAAGATTAGTGATCCACAAATTGGTATCGCAAACGTTAGTGTTGCCACCAGCACAGTTGGAGTTGGAACATTTACTCATGTTGGATACTCTACGATTATTGCTGGTAGCATTTCGACTACAGTAACAATCACAAATGCTGGGTCTGGATACACAACATCAACTCCTCCTTATGTCGTAGTTGATGATCCATTATCATACTCCAACATTGGTCTTGAGTATGCCACTGTTTCCAGTGGAGTTGGAACTAATGCCAAGATTGATGTTGTTGTTGGTCAAGGTTCTAGCATCATTGACTTTACAATTTCTAATACTGGATATGGATATGTGCCTGGAGATGTTCTGACAGTTCCAATTGGAGGACTGACAGGAATCCCAACTACATCTTCCTATCGTGAGATGTTACTTGATGTCAAGAAAACGTTCACCGATGAATTCAGCGCATGGACTCTGGGAACATTACAAGTCTTAGATAATCTAGATGACTTGTTTGATGGAGACACCGTAGTCTTCTCGCTGAGACAGTCTGGATCTCTTGTTTCGATTAGAGCAGCAAAAGGTTCTAAGATTAATGTCCAGGACGTTCTGCTTGTATTCATTAACGACACCTTACAAGTTCCTGGTGAAGGATACATCTTTAATGGAGGTTCTACATTAACATTCACTGAAGCACCTAAGGTTGGCGATACTTCTAAGATTATCTTCTATAAGGGAACTGGTGATGTTGACGTTCTTGACAGAGATATTATTCCTCCAGTAAAAGTTGGAGACACACTGCAGATTAAGTCTGATACTGAATATCTTACTGAAGATCCAAGATCTGTTAACATCATTAATTCTACCGATATTGTTACTACAAATCCATATTATGGACCTGGAAACACCAATGATGAAAATCTGGAAAGACCAGTTACTCTGTGTCGCCAAACAGAAGACATCATTCTTGATGAAAAAGTTGTAGGAAAAGATAGAGAATTGTATGAACCAGGAATTCAACCAACCGCCTATCTTATTAAGTCTGTTGGTATTGGTTCCACTGTGGTTTATGTTGACAACCTTAGACCATTCTTTAATCCACAAATTGAAAATGACACGGTTCTTACGTTCCAAGACAAAGTAACGTTTGTTTCACAGGATACAAAAACCGCTGCGGCAGCAACAGCGATTGTATCTGGACTTGGAACTATTTCCTCAATCTCCATCTCCTCTGGCGGTGCTGGTTATTCTGCTGCTCCAACAGTTAGTATTGGTAATACTGCTCAGGCAGTTGGTCTTGGAACCACTGCTACCGCAACAGCGTCTATAACTGCAGGTGTTGTCACCTCCATTACCTTATCAAATGCTGGAACTGGATATACAAATACTAATGTTCCACAAGTTCTTATCGCTCCTCCCGCATGTCCAGTAGAAACCAATAGTGTTTCTTCTTTCTCTGGAGATAATGGAATTGTTGTTGGATTTGGAACAACAACTTCTGGATCTGATCTTCAGATTGTTCTTGACCTTCATGTTCCTAGTGGATCATTCATGAGAGATGGTTCTCTCGTTGGAACTGCTGTGACCCTTAGTGGTGTTGCTGTAAATGATTACTTCATGGTATTTAATTCCAACATTGGAGTTGGATCTACTTCTATCACATCCAAGGATGCTGGTGGAAATACAATTGGAATCGGAACAAGTTTTGTTGATAACGTTTATCAAGTAGCATCTGTATCTAACGTAGAGTCAACCATTACTGGAATTGGAACAACCATTGTCAGAAGAGTTCAGGTAACTGTAACTGGATTTGGAAATACAACTGGATCCGCATATACTACATCAAATTATATGGGCGACTATAGTTGGGGTAAAATTCAACTTACGGGCAGAAATGAAAGCAATGCTTTCAGTTTCTATGGAGAAGATGGTATTGGAGGTATTTCTACTTCCGCACTGGTTAGAAGAACTAATCCTCTGAAATTCTCCAATTACATAGTCTAAATATCTTTGATGTGTTTCTACACCACCAATAAATAAGTAAAAAGTCTCCTTCAAATGGCTGCTATTATAACTGATCAGATTAGGATATTAAATGCGAAGAATTTTGTCGCTGATGTAGGCGACAATACATATTATTCTTTCATTGGATTGCCTAATCCTGCAGATTATCAATCGGACTGGAACAGTTCACCTCCATCACCGAAAGATAATTTTGATCAAGAGAATGATTATTGGGACACAATGATCGCTCTCAAAAAAATCAACACATCTGATGTAAGACAGGTTGTACCCAAGACCTCTTGGTCATCTGGTACTACCTATGATTACTATCGTCATGATTATAGCAGAACAAATACTGCGAAGGTATCTGGTGCGACTAACTTATATTCTGCCACTTATTTTGTAATTAACTCTGAGTATCAGGTTTATATTTGTCTTCAAAATGGAACCGATCCAGATAACCCAAATGGTCGTCCCTCACTTGACGAACCAACCTTCACAGATCTAGAACCAAGGTCCGCTGGAACGAGTGGTGACGGTTATATTTGGAAATATCTCTACAGAATTAAACCAAGTGAAATTGTAAAGTTTGAAACAACTGATTTTATTCCTGTTCCTTCTGACTGGGAGACGGGAACAGATAATGCTCCAGTTAGAGACAATGCTGTTGACGGATCTATCAAAATTGTAACGATCACTGATCGTGGTGTTGGACTGGGAACTGCAAACAGAACTTATAGTAATGTTCCAATTAAGGGAGACGGAACAGGTGCTACCTGTACGATTGTTGTTAATAACGACCAAAAAGTTGATTCGGTAACTGTTTCAAATCAAGGTTCTGGATATACTTACGGTAATGTTGATTTGGTTGGAGGTAGTGTTCCTACTGGAACTTCAAGACCAACATTTGATGTAATTATGACACCTCAGGGTGGTCATGGTCATGACATTTATAGAGAACTTGGCGCATATAATGTTCTCTTGTATTCTAGAATTGAAAATGATAATGAAAATCCAGATTTCATTACTGGAAACCAAGTTGCTAGAATTGGAATTGTTCAGAATCCAGAAGAGAGTGTAGGAACAGTTTTATCATCTGATAAGGCAAGTGCTGTTCCTGCTTTAAGACTTGTTGGGGCAGGATATAGTTCAGCAACTTTCACTGCCGATTCTTATGTTACTCAAACTGTCTCTACTGGAACCACTGCTGTTGGTCGAGTAATTAACTATGACCAAACCACGGGTGTTCTAAAATACTGGCAAGATAGATCAATATCTGGATTCAACACAGTCGGAACTGCTCAAACACAACCAACATATGGATTTGATTTGACGGAATTTACTTCCACTCCAGATACTGGTGGAAGTTTGACAATTGTTCCATCCACGGGATCAAACTTAGCGATTGATACTTCCTTTACGGGTGTCAGCACCGTAATAAATAATAGGACATATTACCTTGGTCAAACATTTACTGATGGTGTTGCGGAACCAGAAGTTAGACAACATTCTGGAAACATCATTTACGTAGATAACAGACCTTCGATTACTAGGTCATCGAACCAAAAAGAAGATATCAAAGTCATTTTGCAGTTCTAACGGATTATGCCACAGCAAACGAACCTTAACGTAGCGCCATATTTTGACGATTTTGACGCGAATAATGACTTTCATAAAGTGTTGTTTAAGCCTGGATATCCTGTCCAGGCGAGAGAATTAACAACACTTCAATCTATCTTACAAAATCAGATTGAAAAGTTTGGTAAGCACTTCTTTAAAGAGGGTGCTAAAGTAATTCCTGGAAATACTGGATATAGTCAATACTACTATGGTGTTCAGTTAGTTAATAATTTTAATGGAGTTCCTGTTGAAGCATATGCAGATCAACTTGTAGGAACTAAAATCACCGGACAAACTTCTGGTGTGACGGCATATGTAGATTCTGTTCTTGCCCCAAGTGACTCTGAAAGAGGAAATCTTACTCTCTATATCAATTACTTATCATCTAACACTACAAACAATGCAACTCAAACATTCTCTGATGGAGAATCTTTGACATGTGATACCACGATTACTTCAGGACTTCTTGGTAATACCACCATTGAGATTGGAGCTCCTTTTGCCAATACTTTACCAGCAACTGCAGCAGTTACTGGTTCTTCTTTCCAAATTCAAGATGGTGTTTATTTTATTAGAGGTCAGTTTGTAAACGTACAAACAGAAAATCTTATTCTTGATCAGTATAATTCTAGTCCTTCATATAGAGTTGGACTGTTAGTTACGGAAGAAATCGTCACTGCAGATCTTGATGAGACCCTGAATGATAATTCCCAGGGATTTAATAACTATGCTGCTCCAGGAGCAGATAGATTAAAAATTAGTGCTAGATTGTCTAAGAAACCAAATATTGATTTTCAAGATGATAATTTTGTTGAACTTGCAACTATTACTGATGGTGTATTAAGATCTCAAGTAAGAAATACTGATTATTCTTTTGATTTTATGGATATCCTCGCAAGGAGGACGTTCGCTGAATCTGGACATTATACTGTTAAAGATTTTGATGTTAGTGTTGAAAATGCTTTAAACGATAACGTTGGAAATAGAGGTTTATTCCAAGCAGGACAATTTACGCCCACAGGAACACCAGCAACTGATGGTGTTGGTCTTTACAGAGTTGGACCTGGCAGAGCATTTGTCAAAGGTTATGAAGTAGAAACTGTAGGACCTACTTTTCTTGATTTTGAAAAACCAAGAACTATCAAAACAATTGAAGATCAATCAATCATTTACAATACTGGACCAACCATCAGAGTCAATAACGCTTATGGTGTTCCAAAGATTGGTCTCGGTAATACATTCACTGTAAGTTTAAGAGATTCTAGAATTGGTTCCGCTTCCACAATCGCTGCTGGAGCAGAAATTGGTCTTGCTCGTGTATATGATTATGCTTTAGAGTCTGGATCTTACAACTCTACAAACGCTGCGATCAATGAGTGGGATGTTTCTCTCTTTGATATTCAGTCATTTACTACAATGACCTTGAATGAAAATCATACTTTAAGCGTTCCAACTTTTGTTAAAGGTCTTCAAACTGGAGCAACTGCTTTCTTGAGAAGTGCTGTAAGTGCATCTAAGTCACTTACTCTTTATGAAGTAGAGGGTCAGTTTAATGAGTTTGAACCACTGGCATTTAATGGAGTTGATAGTGGATATATTGGTGTAGCAATTACTAATTTTGGTATATCAGATGTTAAGTCTGTTCACGGAGTTGTTGGTGCGGGATACACGTTTAATGCTGACGTTATACAAGCACCAAAAACTTTAGTTGGTGTAGCAACAATTACTGCTACTTCTGGTGGAATTAGCACGGTTAGAAGCACTAATCCACGATTCCCAGCAGATATCAAGCAGAATAATTTAGTTCGTTATTCTGATGTCAATAGAACTGGAAATACTAATAGTGATCCTGTTTTTGCAAGAGTTGTTTCTGTTGGATCATCTCACATCACAATCGCTGGTGTTACAACAGTAACCGGTGTTGCGATTGGTGGAACTGTAGCAACTCAAATTGATGTACAGGACTTCACTGTTCTTACGACTAAATTACAGTCATCTAGCGATAATACTCTTTATACTCGTTTACCAAAAAATAATATCGCGACAGTAGATCTGACTAGTGCCAATATCACTATCAGAAAAGAATTTACTGTTAATATTTCCAGTAATCAACTTTCATCAAATGTTTCTGCTGGAGAAAATGAAACTTTCTTGCCTTTTGATGAAGAAAGATATGCCCTGGTGAGATCAGATGGAACAACAGAAACTCTTACTTCAGATCGTCTTGTATTCTCTGAGGGTGGGACGAGACTCCAGATTAAAAATCTGGGAACCGATAACACTGGTGCAACTTTGATCACAACTCTTAAAAAAGAGAAACCAAAGGCAAAAGTTAAAATTAGAAATAGAGTTAGTAGTGTAGTTGTTGATAAGTCAAAACTTACTGCATCTGGGATTGGATCCACCACACTAAATGATGGACTTACTTATGGTGCGTTCCCATTTGGAACAAGAGTTCAAGATGAAAGAATCTCTTTAAATGTACCTGATATTATTAATATCCATGGTATCTTTGAATCTGCTGACACTGATGCAGCATCCTCACCAAAGGTAACTCTTACTAATCTCAATAGTTCATCAACAACAACATCAGAATTTACTCTTGGTGATCAAATTGTATGTCAAAATAGTGGTGCTGTAGAAATAAAAAAAAAAAAA